ATTGAATTACATTAGTTGCTGTACCCGAATAAGTTCCGTTTAATGTCTTAACTCCACTAGGAAAAGTAAGAGAAAAATCTCCACTTATAACTAAAGTTTTAACCATTCCTGTTTCCACGTTAGAAAACGTTAATGTAGTGTTTGCTGAAAGTGTTTTAGTAAATACTGATGCTGAACTAAAATCTACATCAGAAGCTGAAATAGATGCGCTAGTAGTAAATTCACTTCCTAACTTTGCGTTTGTGATTACATCGTTTGCTATAGTTAAAGCAGTAGAACCTGTTACGTCTCCTGTATGGGTTGCGTTTGTTATTTTTGCAGTATTTGCTGTGATTTCTGTATTAATTGAATCAGCTAATTTTTCAGTTGTTACTGCATCATCTGCTATTTGGTTTGTTGTAACAAAATTATTACCGTAAACCTCATCGAAGTTATTATTTAATTTGTCAAAGGCAGTTCTTAACGGGTCTCCTGTACCATCGTTTGCTACACCACCTATATTTACTGTTTGTTTTGCCATATTTTTAAACTAATGAAAAGTCTGCTGTTAATGTAAGACTATCTGATTTATATATTAAACTATCTACTGTTAATGCTAATGTTTCTATTTGACCCGCTACTATTGAACCTAAAAAACATAAAGGAGAAGTTAAAGCAGGTATTGATTCTGCTATTGTATTGTCCTCATCTCCAAATTCTGTAAAACAATATATTTGACCCCAACCTATGCTATTTGACATACTTATATAATGATTTATTTATTTTTTCAAGATATTTAGTCAATTTAACTACATTATCTTTTTTTGGTTTGTATTTGTTTTTTATAGTACCCATCCACTAAAATTAGAATCTCTATCTGGATGTACATCATCGTTTGTATTTGAATTGTACTCTGGATATAAAGAATTATTAAAACTTAAATGGTCTATTAATCTATCAGTATAATATTGTGCTGTATCTCTTTCTTTTTCCAACAAGTAATCTACTTCTTCTTTAGAAGCATTTTCTGAGTTTTCGGAACTTTGTTTAAATACACCTTTGTTTGCTATATTATATGCTGCAAATGGTAAAAACTCCACCATAGCCCAATGAATTAATGCAGGTTTTATTTTATCGTTTACTAATGTTAAATAGTCTCCTGTTAAAGTGTTTCCTATTATTTTAGACTGTATTGCTCTAAATAAATCTGTACCTAAATAGTTTTGAATGTGTTTATCTTGTGCTATTTTAACGTACTGAATAAATTTATCTGTATCAACATTTCCGTTCATAGCAGTAAACTTAACTACATCTTTTCCTGTTATTAATAGTGCTTCTGCCATTTCTTATTTATTTACGAATCCTTGATTAGGCATATCCTTTGGCTTCATTGAAACCTCTTTTTCATTTACAGGATTGAATCCTTCTTTTCTTGCTTTACCAGTCGATATATTAGGGTCTTGGTTTTTTAAATCTCCCTCTGTTTTACCACGAAAGGTTTGTCTCAGCCATTTATGATGACATCCACCTCCGCCTTTATATAACCAAATAGAATAAGTGTCAGCACCTGCTAATCCCCATCCTTTATTTACAGGTCTTTCGCTCATTTTTATAATATCTTCTTTTCTGTAAAGTTTATTTGCTTTTACCATTAACTTGCAAAATTCTCTACTATTAGCAGAAGTTGAACTAGGACTATATTTGTATCTTACTTTAAATTGTACTCCGTTTACTTTTTTATCTTGTTTAGATTTTGTGTTCGGTAAAGCTGAACCTGTTGAAGCTAAACCTATCATTTTGTCAAGTGCTTCTTCTTGGTCGTAGTCTACTTCTCGTTCGTCAACTAATTCCCATTCGTCAAGATTTTCTTCTTCTCCAAACTCATTTAGTAAATCAAACATCTCTTTGTCATCAAAAGACTCTTCCTTAGCCAATTTAACACCTGTTTCTTCCTCCCTAGCTTCATCTGTAATGGCATTATCAGTTTCTATAAATTCAAGCGGCTGTAGGGTCTTAAAATACAGTTTTAAACTAATACCATTTACTGCTAGTATTTGGTCAATAGAGTCAATGATTAAATCTTGGTAAGGTCTTATAGTAATGTTTTGAAATAATAAAGAAGCTGTTCTAATTTCATCTGCATTATTTCCTAATCCACTATTTCCTGTTCTTATTCCTAAAAGTAAAGGAGATGTAACTCGATGTGATACCATCAACTTATTTGCACATTCAGTAGACAAATATTCGTAGTGCGCAGGTGCATCGTTTAAAGGAACATCATCTATTGTAGTTTTACTTTCAGCATTGTTGTTAAAAGCTATAATTACTTTTTCCCCTCTTGCACCAGTTAGTTTGTGCATTACATCGTTCTTAATGCTTAACTGTTGTTCTGAATCTGGAATACCGTTATTGAAGTTTACTACTTTAGTACCACTAAATCCGTTTTGTACATCGTTTATTAGATAGTCAGATACTTCACTTTCTAATTCTGCATAAGCTAATGCACCTTGATAATCTACAGGACAGTAGTAGTCAAAACCAGAAACGTATTTTTTAATGATTTTTATTTCGGGTTCTTTTCCGTTACCAAAACCAAATGAAGCAATTCTTTTAGGTTTATCGTTAGGCTTTATATTTGCCCAATCGTGAAAATAATAATATGCTTCAATATCTCCTTCTTCATTGCATTTTTCAGCTCTTAAAGTTTGTCTTGGAAAGTGTTCACTTCTTACTACTTTACCGTCTTTGTATAATACTTGAAATGATGCTTCTCCAAGTAATTTTAAATCTAAAGAAACTTTCTTTAAACAATCGTTTTTAAACATAGAACGTAAAGCAGCATATTCATCAGTTTTAGAACTACTATCTAAAGCATCTAAACCTTTTCCGTAAATCATATTACTGATTCCGTTTATAATTGCGTTGTTTGTAGTAGAGTTTGTATAAAGGTCTATTAAGTAGTTGTAATAGTTATTATCGTCTCCATAGTTTACCCACTCTTTACGTTTATCTTCTGAGACTCTAGGTCTATTGTAAGTAGATAAATTTACTATATGCAAACCGCCTTGTTTATTATTATTGTTTCTTGCCATTATAATACTATAAATTCATTGTCTTGGTTATGCTCTGTATATTCCGTATTATTTACGCTATAAGCAGAAACCGTTTGATTAGTACAAAATATTTTATCTTTAAAAATAACATTATTTCCCTCTTTAATTTCAAGGTTGTAAGTTGTATCTTCTAGTAGTGTAAACGTGTCTGTATATTGATAATAATAATCTACCTCTGCAAAAGAAGTAGTAGTATCATTATACACTTCCTTGTTTGTTGTTTCGTTTTTAATTATAACCGTATATGTAGTTCCGTTTATATAAGAACGTGGTATAAAACTAAAAGTTTGATTGCTATCTATTTTTTGTAGTATAATCATATATATACAATAAAAAAACTTTTGTTTTGTTAAATACAAAGCATAAAAAAAGGGGCAATAAAGCCCCCTTAATTATAAAGTAATATTTCTATTAAGAATTAGAACCTTCTGTTACTGTTACAGTAGCACTACCCATACCAGCGTAAGGGTCAGCTGCTGTTGGTGCATCTACAAAGTTTGCAGGTTGCAATTCAGAAGCACTAAATGTCAATGTATATCCAGATAGGTCAGCCATTGCTCCACCTGTAACAATAGTTCCACCAGTTACTTCTGCACCGTGTTCTAGTCCCATTACGAAAACGTTTCCGTTATAGTCCTCAACTGCAATGTGCGGTCTGCCATAAGCTAATAACTTAATTTCTTTGTTATCTTCTTTTGATAGTTTCTTTAAAGTTAAATTTAAAGTTTGCTCAAAGTAAGTAGTTCCGTTTTCACGAGAACTTGTTATAGATTGTTCAAATGAAGAACCACCTTTTAATTCATATTTATAAGCAGTAAAAGTTCCTGAAAGGTCTGTAATTTGGTCGTCCGTTTTGGTTACAGTTCCTAAGTCTCCAAAGTCTGTAAAATAAACCGCTTTTAAACCACCAACTACATCTTTGCAAGGTTCTTTTCTACCTCTAGTTAAATCACAAGCCATAGTTTTTTTGTATTAAAAAAGGGTGGATAGGCACATTGGCTTACCCACCCCTTTAAGATTAATTATTATTCTTAGTTTGCAGAGTTAGTAATACCGTAAGTTACGATATCTTCTACAACTCCGTACTGTACTCCTGCAGAGAATCTCATTACGATACGTACATTGTCAGAACCATCAAGGTCAGCCATATCTAAAACCTTTACTTCGTTTTGGTCAGATAATAAACCTGTTCCAAAGAAGATGTTAGATTTTTCAGCCGCTACTGCAGTATTGTCTGCAAGTCCGTTAGCCATAAATAATTTTACTCCATCAAAGTAAACTGGAGAAATATCTTGGTTAGTTCCTTTTCCATCGTAACCGTTAGCTCCTAAACCAGATGCTCCGAATCCTCCTAATGCTCTTGAATAAGCACGGTAGATGTTTTGAGATACATAAATATGTAAATCTTCGCTTCCGTAAAGTGTAGAAGGAATAGCATCAACGATTTTTCCTAGTTCAGCAATTACGTTAGAAGCTGTTACAGTTGCTCCTGCAATTTCTTGTGCTGCTGGTAAACCTGCATCTAAAGCTAGTAAAGTTGTTAAACCGTTAAATTGTCCGTTAGTTGCAGTATCTCCACCCCAAATAGATTGCTCTGTTTTTTGTGCTACTTTTGCAGATACGTGTGCAATTAAGTAATCAGCTAGTGCTGGTGGTAAATCGTGATGAGCAGATAATCCCATAGTCATTGCCTCCCAGTCAGAAACAAAGTCTTTCTTACAAAGTTGTAAGTTTACTTGTTGAAATTCTGGCTCAAGAATACGCTCTACCAAAGTAATTGTAGAAGTCGGGTCGAAATCACATCCTGCATCTTTAACGATTGCATCAGTAGATAATTTCTTAATTACTTCTTTAAATTTTACATTTGGTTTTACTGTAATCCCACCATTTTCAATAGTGTTACCGCTTAATAAAGCAGCTGAAATGATTTGACCTGCTGATTCTCCAGCGTAAGTCGTAGTTATACTTGTAGTTGTTGCCATTTTTATTATTTATTAAATTTATTCATTTTTGCTAGTACTCTATCTAATGTAGTTGCACTTCTTTTTTGAGCGTAAAGATTTAGTTCTTTATTCGCTTCCGCTTCGGGGTTGTGGTTTACTTTTTCAACTTCTGAAAGTTCTTCCTTTACCTCCTCAACAATATTTTCCACAGTTTCTTCAACTGATAATTCATCTTTCTTGTCAATCATTGCTTTGATTTCATCAATCATAGATTTAACCTCTGCAAGGTCTTCTTTAGTAGCGTAAGCCATTTCTTCTTTTTCTTCTTCGGCTGCTTCTACTTCTTCCTCTACAGATGCTTCTTCTGCTGGTGCTTCTTCTTCTGCTCCAATAGATGCAATGATTCCTTCTTCTTCTACAACAAGTACTTGACCATCTTCTAATTTATAGTCTCCTACTGGTAGTGCTACACGCTCATCTTCAGTTACAATAAATACTTCTTTACCTTCAGCAAACTCGTCCGCCTCGATAACAGTTCCATTCTCTAAAGTAGCCTGTGCTAATTGAACCTCTTCCGATTCAATCGAAAGTAGTTCTTTTGCTTTGTTTAAAATTTCTGTCGCTTTCATATATATATAATTAATTATTTATAGTTTTGTTACATTTTTAGTTTGCTGATTCACAATCTGCACAGTCATCGTATTGTACTGATGCACTATTAACGTGTATTCCTTCTGCGTGTGAAGTACTATCAATAGTATAACACTCGTTGTGATTATTTTCTAATCTTAAATAATACGTTTTACCTACAGTTAATTGGGTGTCGTGTATATGAACGTGATGTGTATGTTGGTTAGAACAAGCTGTAACGTTATATCCATACCAAACTCCAGTTAAAATCTCTTTTGTAATACTTCCTATTCCTTGTGCTTGAAAGCTACCATCACAACATTTCCGTGAATACTTTCCATTTTTACATAAACAGGCACGTTTGTTATTTTGTGGGCTTGGTATTTTACTCATTCTCTAAACTTTTTAGTTTTGATTCAGCCCAAGATTTAGCACTTTTACCACCCCATAGTAAATAAGATATATATCCACAACTTTCAGTATCTCCTTTTTCGTAATAAACCTCTGCTCTACTTAAATAGCTAAACATTCTTTTAATGGTTTCTACTGTTATTGGTTTTCCTTTTGCTAATTGTTGTGCTCTTATTTTTCCAACTTGTGTAGCACATTTATTGTCTACTTTTTCATTTAATTCAATACCACGTTTAGCATTGTTTTTAACTGAGTCTGGATAATCTGAATAACTTTCTAAATCGTAATCTTCTCCGTTTAAAATTGCTGTAAGTTGCTGTGTTATGTACTGTCCTTCTTCTTCTTCTATTTTAGATAATTCGTTAGACTCATTAGGTCTTTCTAATTTATCTGCAAAGTAGCCTTCAATACTAAATCCTTTTACTTTTCCTGTTTTAACGTAATCGTTCCAAACATCGTCATTTAAAACTTTCATTGATAACATCCAAGTTCCTACAGGTAAATCTAAACCGTAAAAATTAGACTTGTCATTTTCTTTGTCCTCTACTATCCAACTTTCAACTGCACTTAAACCAGTTAAAGGTACATTGTGTTCTAATGTTGAGTTGTTTTGATTACCACGTATAAAAAATAATTCAGATGCTTTCCTTACAGTATCTTTTGAGAAATAGATATAATATTCTTTATCTTCATTACGTCTGTAAATAGGTTTATTAGGAACTAGAGCAGCACCCATAAGAATACGCTTTTCTTTGTTCACTTCTGCAAATTTAACTTGTTCAGTTTTTAATGCAACAAAGTCTTCTTCGATTGCTGGATTTTCTACTATCGATACTGCTTCTATTCCAGAAACGTCATCGTTTTCATCTATAAATAATTCTATTATATCCATATTAATACAATACTTTTTTAGTGTTTTTGTTAATTATCCTATAGAAGCCGATTCCACTATATTTCTTTCTAATGCTTGTGCATTGCTTACTTCGTTTGTTACTACAAAGGCTTTTACAGGTTGTTTTTCTTCTTGTCCTATAGATTGTGCTAATTGGTTTGTTTCAGATGCTCCAACAACATTAAAAGACGGTGGTACAGGCGAAGATACTACTCTACTTGGTGCAGAAATACTAGAACCACCTCCACCTTTTCCGCCTGGTGTTTTAGTAGACGTAATTTGTTTTACTGTTGCAATACCAGAGCTAATTGCTGAGGCTGCTGCTATAGCACCTAATGCAGGACCAACAATCGGAATACCAGCCAATGAACTAAACGCAGATTGAGCACCTTTGTAGGTTTCTATTGTTGCCTGTGCTACAGCTGCTGCTTTACCTGCATCACTACTTTCTCCAAGAAGCCCAGAGATACTTCCTAAAGTACTAGAAGCTAAATCTAACTTTTGGTCTGAAGTTAATTTGTCTGTTTTTATTTCTTTTTTAGCCTGTTCGGTTTTTAAAGCAGATGTTACATCAATAGTCTTTATAGTAGCTTGTTCTTGTTTACCTAAACTATTGCTTAATATTTTATCTAAAGACTCCCTTTGTGATTGAAACTCATTAATTTCTGCTTTTCTTTGGTCTGCTAATGCTTTACTTGCAGCCTTTTCTTCATTTATAGCACCAATTATTTGACTTGTTACTTCTTTTTGTTTCGTTAGTCTTTGAGTGTCTAGGTTAATTAACTCTGCTTTTAAATTTGCTTCTTCTGCCAGGTCCTCTGATGAACTTTCACTTAACGTGTTTGATTGTTCTTTTATTTCGAGTCTTAGTTTTGCAGCTTCAATTTCTTTGTCTGTTATTTCTTCTTCTAATCTTCCTGCTTCTTTTAAAAATTCTATTCGTTGTGTAGCTGTATATGTTTCTCTATCTGCAGCCTTTTCCAAAAGGTCAGCTCTTTTTCTATTTGCTTCTGCTCTTTCTACAGTTAACTGTCTTTCTATTTTAGTTAACTCAGCTTGTTTGTCAGCTAGTTCTCCTTGTAGTGCTATTTCTTTTTTGGTTTCTTCTCCGAAGTTTTTCATTCGGTTTGTAGCTTCTTCAAAAGATTTAGCTGCATCTTCAAGATTACCAGTTAATAAAGAAAATACACTTTGACTTAAACTGTAAATTATATCAGTAACATTCCCAGCAACAACTCCAATTTGAGAAAGTATTTTATTTAATTTATTTGCTCCTTCTTCACTATTATTAAAGTTTGCGGCTAAAGTTCCTACAGCAACAACGAAAGCACCAATACCAGTAGCAATTAATGCAGTTTTCATAGCTTTCAAACTGATATTACCAGTTTTAATAGCCTTAACCATATTCATTAAACCTGTATAACCACCACCAGTTAGTTTATCCATTGCACCGCCAAATGCACTAATCTCTTTTTTAGTTTCTTTTGACGTTTCCCCAATATCTTTAACTCCTTCATCTACATTTTGTAAACCCTTGTCTAGTGATTCTAAGTCTTTCTTTGCAGCGTTTGCATTTACTTCTACAACAACTTCTTTTATAATCGGCATAATTCTAGTTTTAATATTTTATAACCCTCTTTAAATGTTTCAGGTAGTTTGTTTTTACCTAATGCTATATGAGTAAGTTCTCCTATCTCTTTTTCTCTTTTTGCTATCTCTAACATTTGTATTATATTTTCAATCATACGTTTTTATATTCTTTGTAATCCGTTATCTGCCCTTACTTCGGTAGTGTCAGCAGTAACAGTTGAATTATCAATAGTTCGTGCTTCATCTTTTTGGTTTGCTACTGCAGAAACTGTAAACTCACTAACCTCATTAATTAATTCTAAAGAAGAAAGTCCATTTTCAAAGTTTGTACTTATAGTATTTATTTTATATAAATTATTAAATACAATAATCCTATCTTGTAGCTTTAAATTTGAAATCACTTTTAAAGGTAGGTATGCTTTAAACTTACTAATCCTTCTGTTTTCTGAAAAAGTATCTACTATGTAATTTTTATAGTAGGTATCAAATAAAGATTTATCTGCATTAGTTCTTAAATACTCATTCTTTTCAGAACCAAAATTTAAGGTTTTACTGTCCGTTAAAGGGTCTGCTGAATTACTTGGTATATAATAAGCGTTTAATGTAGATTGATTTCCACCAACTCCATCTAAAAAAGATATTGGATTTAAAACTCCTACACTATCATCTTCACGCATTGCGTAAAATAATAATGGTTTACCTATATACGGGTCCTGTTTAATATCTACACTATAACCCCATTGTACAGTAGTAAATAAATTAGAACCACTATCTTTTATTCTTTCAAATTTTTGATTCTCAAACGGTAATTTTACATCATAAGTAGAACCCTGTGCAGAACCTAAATTAGTGTATTTTAAAGAACCCCATTCTTGATTAAATTGTTGTTTATGATTTGCTGCAAAGAAACTTTTTGCTTCATTGTAACTAAAATTTATTGAACTAAATGGTAAGGCTGAATTTACTTCTGAATCAGATTTATCTAAATATTCTGTAATATCGTAAGTAGATGTACTACTACTGTAAAAGTCATCTAATGGAAGAACCTTAATAACTCCTTCTTCAAAATATGCAGTAAGATTAAACATCTTAAATAAACCCATTAAGAAATTCATAACAGTTATGTCTGGCATCTCATTAGTTGCAATTACTTTGGGAGTTGAAGTATTTACATTTTCTGCAAACGCTTCAATCATTCTATAATTACCATCTGCATAAGAATCTTTTACACTCATTTTGACTGTGAATGTAGAAGAAGAAGAACTTAATAATTTTACACTTACCTTGTCAGAAGATATGCTTGTAGATTCTTGATTCCTATTCGGTGTT